CCGCCGCCGGGCCCGCCGAGCCCGCCGCCGGCGACGCGGCCGCCGCGGCCGAGCAGACCGTCGACCAGATCGTCCTCCTGATCGTCTCGGGCCTCCGCCCGTCGCGGATCCTGGCCACCGCCGGCGAAAAGCTCGGCCTCGACGGCCCGGCGGCCGCCGCGGCGATCGCCGAGGCCCACCGGCGGATCGCCCGGGCCGCCGAGTACAGCGCCCCGGCGGCCCTCGGCGAGTCGATCACCCGCCTGGACGACCTGTACTCGCGGTCCCTCCGGATCCAGGACGTCAAGACCGCCCTGGCCGCCCAGCGCGAGAAAAACCGCCTCCTCGGCCTCGGCCCGGTGGGCGAGGTCCCCGCCGGGGCCGATCCGGCCGCCGACGGCGACGGCCCGGCCCAAACAACGCCGGCCGAGCGGCGGGCGATCGAGTCCGAGCACCTCGCGGCGATCGTCCGGTCGATCGAGGACGTGATCGAGCCCCTGGCGTTGACCGACGACCCGCACCTGACCGACGCCGACCTGGTCCGCCTGGCCGGCGACGAGATCGCCCGCCTCCGCCGCAAGGTCAAACGCCCCAAACGCACCCGCAAGACGGCCAAGACCCCCGCGGCCAAAACGGCCAAACGACAAACCGCCAAACGAAAAACGGCACCCAAGAAAACGGCCGCGACCAAGACGGCCAAGCGAAAGGAAAAACGATCATGAGCAACCACGCCCCCAGCGGCCTCGACGTCCGGGCCTCCAAGCGGTTCGACCCGTCGCGCTACTGCCTCCACATCCTATCCACCCGCGACGAAGCCGACGTCGACGACATGACGCGGGCCCTTATCGTGGGTTCCGCGGGACTCGAGCGCCCCGGCTTCGTCAACGTGTCCGATGGCGAGGAAACTCCCGCCGCGGTGGTCCTCACGCAGGCCCAGGCCGAGACCCTCGCCGCCGACCTCCACCACCTCGGCGCCCTCGGTCCGGTGATAGGCCCGCCGACGCCCCAGGTGGGCGAGGTCCTCGAGGCGATCGCCGCGCCCGACGACCGCCTGGTCGCCGCCCTCCAGGCCCATATCGAGACGCTGACCAAGATCGTCGACCGGATGACGTCGTGGTCCTGGATGACAAACTTCCCGACCCCGAGACCGTGACGCTACGGGACGCCTGACCTTCAACCTTGACCCCGGAACCTTGAACCTCCCCGGAGACGCCACGGATGGCGAAAGCGAAACGACAACGGACCGAGGACCCCCCGGCCGGCCGGCGAGGCCGTCGGGGGCTAAAATGCCCGCGATGCGGGTGCAGGATGTTCCGGACCGCCACGACGGTCCCCCTGGCCGGCCAGGTCCGCCGCTACCGCGTCTGCCGCCACTGCGGCCGCCGGATCCGCACCCGCGAAACGATCGACAACGGATAAGGGATAGGGGGTAGGGGTTCGGGTGTAGCGGAAACGGCCTGAACGCCCTTGCACCGGCACAGCCGCCGGCGGTAGAATGACCGCGACCGGGACAACACAGGGTGTTGGCTCGGCGGCGATAATTAACCAGACAGCCCGCGATCGCTGGTGGGCGGGCAGAAAGGGAAATGGCGATGACTGACGAGCAACCCATTCTGTCCGGCGACGATTTGCGGGCGGAATACGTCCGATTGAAGGGCCTGGCAGAGCGACAGGCCGTGGAGATCGAGCGTCTGAAAACACTCGTTGCAGAGTTCTGCGAGGAGGTCGCCGTCCTGAAGCTGACCGTAGAGGACAGGGATTTGCAGGTCGCACAGGCGTCTGAGGAGATCGAGCGGCTGCGGGAGGAACGAGACGAAGCAACCAGTATTTGCCAAGCCTTGGCCGCCGCATCAGATCGAAGCGACAATTCGTGGGGTGGGTTACACGATGCTGCGCAGCGAGCGAGAATCTTGGTCCGCTCCCTCAAGCAACAGGATCGAGACTGCGAACGCGGCCTTGAGGCGATGGGGTTCCACCTCCAAGAACTCACGAAGGGAGACACGGCATGAAAAACCTGGGAGAACGCCATGGACTACGACGCCAAGTACGTCGCCCACGCCGAAGCCGAGATCCGCGCCGCGATCAAGAAGAACCCCGCCGCGGCCCCGTTCGAACGCTACGAGATCGACCCCGACGGCGGGACACTCGTCGTCAAGGACCTCCGGAACGAATTCTACCCGATCAAGATCCCCATCCAGGGCCTAGACGCCTTCGGGGACCCCGACAAGTCCGGAGCGGGAATGGGCACTTCCATACCCGCGCTCCAGCCCGTCGGCCGCCAGCCCCAAACGATCCTCGCCGACATCACGAAGCGGATCCGCGAACGCCTCGCCCCGCCGGTGCCGACGCGCCGGAACGACACGACCGACGACGCCGCCACAGAAACGGGAGCATAGCATGCTGGCGGAAACGACAACCCTCCTCGCCGAAGCCGCCGCCTGCGATCCGGGCGGCGCGACGGCCACCGTCTTGGCCTGGGCAACGGTCGCCCTGGTCGTGATCACGGGCGTTTACGTGGTCCTGACGTTTTGCATCGTCCGACAGATGAGGCGCCAAGCCGACACCATGGAAACCCAGGCGAAGGAAATGACCGCGAGAGAGCAACGCCGCGACGTCCAGGCCGTCCGGGCGATCCTGGCGGAACTGAGGGTCAACGCGTTCGCCGCGGTGGAGTGCCGGCAAAGGGGCCCGTTCCTGGCCGACGCCTACCCCGCCGGGCTTGCCGCCCTAGCCGCCGCGCACGCGTCGGCCGACACCCTCGCCAAGCTCGCCGATGCGCACGTCAGCGTGATCCGTTTCAACTCGGCGCACGCCACCCGGCATCAGGCCGCCGGTGGCGATCCCGAGGCGTTCACAAATAAGGCATGGGAAACCGCCGGAACGAACATCACCGCCGCATACGAGCGCGCCAAAGCCGACGAGGCGCTGATGGCGTACGTCGACTGGCCCGGGTACGCCACGCCGATCCCACCGATCAACTGAGTCCATCCGGGCCGTTTCCGGCCGTTCCTACCCTCTACACCCCACCCCCTCCGCCCTCGAAATCCGCCCCGACGGCGGATTTCGTGCTACATGTAGCACACTTGCCGCGCGGGGGCCGTTTTCCACTTGCCCCGGCCGTCTCCCCGCGCGAAAAACGTAGGTAGATCATGCTGGCTCGAACAGGCCGGGCCTGGCGGGGCCGCCACTCCACCAGGCCCGGCCGCCGTTTTTTGGACAGCCCGAAAGGACCGCATGACCTGGATCGGACGTATTCGATGAGCACCGCGACGATCATCGCCGCGATCGAGGCCGCCCTGGAGGTGGGCGCCACGTCGGTCACCGACGAGAACGGCCGGACGGTGGCCTACGGGTCCCGGGCCGACATGCTCGACGCCCTGGCCCGCCTCTACGCCGGCCAGAACACCAGCTCCGCCGGCCGGGCCTTCGCGATCAACACCTTCAAGTCGTCGAGGGCCCGCTAATGGCCCGCCGCCGCGGACTCCTCCGACGCGTCGCCGACGCCCTGGTCGGCCGCGGCCAGGCCCCCCGCCCGATCGTCAACAAGATCGTCCGCAAGCCCGCAAACCAGCGCGGCGGCCAGGGCCGGTCGTATTACGACGCGGCGGCGTCCAATCGCTACACCGACACGCATTTCGCCGACGCCTCGATCCTGGACATCAACGCGATCGTCCGGGCCGACCTGGCGACCATCCGCCGGCGGTGCCGGTTCGAGTACGCCAACAACGGCTACGCTCGGGGGATCGTCGACACCCTGGCCAACGACGTCGTCGGCCCCGGCCCGCGGTTGCAGATCTCGGGGCCCGCCGAGACCACGGCCCAGCGCATCGAGGACGACTTCGCCGACTGGTCCGCCCGGTGCGACGCCGACGGGTCGCGCACCTTCGGGCAGATCCTCCGCCAGGCCGAGCAACAGATCGGCCACTCCGGCGAGGCGTTCATCGTCCTGGTCAACGACCCCGACGCGGCGCGCGGCGCCGTCTCGCTCCGGCTCCGCCTGATCGAATCGGATCGCGTCTGTTCGCCCTGGGCCCTCTACGGCGACCGGACCGTCCGCGACGGGGTCCGGTTCGACGACGACGGCCGCCCGTCGGGATACTACATCCTCAAGAACCACCCCGGCGACACGACCGGCGCGGCGAACCCCGCCGCCTACGACCTGGTCCCCGCCGACAAGGTGATCCACATCTTCGACCCCGACCGCCCCGGCCAGATCCGCGGGATCCCGCGCCTGGCGGCCAGCCTGATCCCGCTGATGCAACTGCGCGGCTACACCCTGGCCACCGTCCGGGCGGCACGTCGCGCCGCGTCGATCTCCGTCCTCCTCCACGCCAACAACGCCGAGATCGACGTCGAGGACGCCGAGGCCGACTTCGACGAGGTCGAGATCCCCGACGACTCGGCCATGACGATCCCCTACGGCTACGGCGCCACCGGGTTCGACGCCAAGCAGCCGACCGCCACGTACAAGGACTTCAAGCACGAACAGATCGCCGAGGCCGCCCGGCCGTTTCACATGCCGTACAACCGCGCCGCGGCCGATTCGTCCAACCACAACTACGCCTCGGGCCGCCTCGACGACCAGGGCTACCACCGTTTCGTCACCACCCGCCAGGCCGACCGCCGCGTCGACTGCAACGCCGTTTTCGACGCCTGGTATGCCGAGTACGCCCTGACCACCCGCGTCCGTCCGATCCTGCGCCCCGGCGCCGGGATCCTGGCCGAGTGGTACTGGCCCGGCCGCCAGCACGTCGACCCGGCCAAGGAGGCCAACGCCCAGCGGATCCGCCTCAACAGCCTGACGACCACGCTGAAGCGCGAGTACGCCCGCCAGGGCCTCGACTGGCGCCGCGCGGTCGACCAGATCGCCGAGGAACGCGAGTACCTGGCGACCAAGGGCCTGACGATCGAGGACGCCGCCCCGGCGATCGCCGCGGAAAACGCCGCCGAGGCCGCCGACGAGACCGCGGCCGAGTCCACCGAGTCCACCGAGTCCACGGAGTCCACCGATGCAGCCGCCGCATAGACCGAGCCCGATCCAGACGAGAAACGCCCCGCCGGCGGCCACCGACGCCGATCGCCTCACCGTCCGCGCCTACGTCACCCGCGCCGAGAGCCTCGACGTCGAGGCCCGCACCGTCGAGGCCGTCATCGCCACCGAGGCCCCGGTAACGGTCTACGACTGGACGCGCTACGAGCGGGTCGACGAGATCCTCCTGATGGCCGGCGTCGAGATCCCCGACTCGCGCCAGATCCCCCTCCTGGACGCCCACGGCCGCTGGTCGATCGACCAGCAGATCGGATCCACCCGCGAGATCCGCGTCGAGGGCGACAAGCTGATCGGCGTCAACACGTTCGCCGAGACCGAGCGAGGCGAGACCGCATGGTCCCTGATCCAGGGCGGCCACCTGACGGACAACTCGATCGGCTACCGCGTCGAGGGCGCCGTCTACATCGACCCGGGCCAGACCGCCACGGTCAAGGGGCGCAAGTTCACCGCCGCCGACAACGGCCGCCCGCTGCGAATCGCGACGTCCTGGACGATCCACGAAAACTCCGTCTGCCCGATCGGCGCCGACCCCAACGCGACCAACCGCGCGGACGACGATCGCCCGCCGCACCACACCGCCACCCACCGCACCGCCCCCGCGACCCCCCAACGAAAGGACACCGCCACCATGAACCTG